CACTTGTCAATATACCGGCGCGTTGGTGTAACTACATTCACACCACTAGTAATTCCGGAGGATCTGCCGTTAAACTGCCATTTACCTCTTGCTACAACATCGTGTATATCCGTATTAATTTCACGTGTGTATCTATCCCACCCTGATATTAAATTGTCGAAATTTATAGCTCTTCCTGTTCCGTATGCACGGAAGAAGTCTTCTGTGACCAAAGTCGACGAGTTAGCGGCGGCATCTTTTGGCACGATAATCGCCCATGAGAAATACAGCGGCACCTCACTGTCATTAGCAAGTTCCCATTGAATTTTAACACCACTAACTTTGATAGAATCTCCGTCACGGAGGTTCTGCTCATCACTTGTTGTTTGCTTCGGTACGTTTACCAACCTGTTGAAGTGTAACGTTGCTCCATTGAACGCACTTCTGCCAGGGTCGGTGTGAATAACAAACACTTTGTTTGGTCTTGGTGCATTGAATGCCGAACCCGACTTTATCAACGCACGTCGTCGTACTCGCATACGTTTGAATGCTTTATACCCTCTGTACAAACCATACCCAACACCTCCTGCTGCTAATGCTCCAGCGCCGGCCATGCCCATCCCAGCGTAGCTTAGGTACCTTGCGCCACGGGCAGCTCTCATTGCTACTTGCGTGTTTACCCTAGCGCGTTTGCCATAGCGTCCTACTCTTGACAGGTACTTACGTTTACGACGAAACTCGCCTACTAACCTACGCCGCTTACCGTAAATCACCATTTCGTTAAATAATGTCTGTCCGTCTTCGGTTGGGATGGGGACAAGAACAGTATTACCTTGTCCTCATCATCCCAGTCCCTGCGTTTTGATTGGCTCGCCACGTCATGCAGTCCAAGAGGTGGGTTTTTACCTTAAATAATTATGTCGTAAGCGACATAGATCGGATACAAGAACTTGCCGCCACCTCTCAATATCTTGTCTATGGCAAAGAGATATCATCCACTCTCACTCACCATCTCCAAGGCTTTATAATTTTTAAATCCAATCATCGTTTACAAACAGTCAAACGTCTAATATCCCCTCGCGGTCACTATGAAGTGGCCCGAGGATCCAATTTGGAAGCCAGTACCTATTGTAAGAAAGACAACGACTTCTTCGAACATGGAGTTCTCCCCGGACCTGTCGGTAAAACAAACAAGTACGACCAATTTCGCGATTGGGTCTTGGCCCAACCATGTAAACCTACCGCCGCTCAAGTTGCACTTGAATGGCCATCAATGTGGATTACTTCAGGACGAACTATGCAATATGTCGACCTCATCTACCCTGTCACATACGACGTCTCAGGAGACTACCGTCCCTATCAACAACGTCTCCATGACATCCTCATTGAACAACCCAACGAACGTAAGATCATCTTCATCATTGACACCGTTGGCAACACTGGAAAATCCTGGTTTACTAAAAAATTCTCATCACTTAACGACAGTACACAACAACTATGTGTCGGAAAGGCCGACGACACCGCTTTCGCAATTGACGAATCTAAGCGAATCTTCTTTTTTGACATACCCAGATCTCGCTCACAGTACTTGCAGTACTCAATCCTGGAGGGATTAAAAGATGGCAAAATTATGTCTAACAAATATGAATCACGAATGAAAATTCTACTTAATATTCCGCATGTCGTATGCTTTATGAATGAACGTCCTGATATGAATGCGTTAAGCGCTGATCGATATCATATAATTAATTGGGTTTCTATTTAAGATCTTTATAATAACAAAGAGTTTTCCTGTTTATGGTCAATACGTTTGCTGCTGGTGTCTGTCCTGCATTCGCATTATCAACATCTGCCCAATATACAAGCCACGGTTGTGGTCCTTGAATCGTGCCATCGTCATCAAAACGATACTCTCTAGCAATTGGCACCCACTTGTCAATATACCGGCGCGTTGGTGTAACTACATTCACACCACTAGTAATTCCGGAGGATCTGCCGTTAAACTGCCATTTACCTCTTGCTACAACATCGTGTATATCCGTATTAATTTCACGTG